GTTTTCAACCTCGAAAACTTTTATCGCATTGTATGCATGGACAAGGATCTTGCTGCTGGTTGGTACGCTACGGAAGACGGTAAAACAACATCCGTTGCTCACTGGCTTGAAGAGGATGATTTTAAAGAAAACGGTGGTGTAATGAATCATGAAACAGTTGATGGCATTCAAAAACGTAGAAAACCGTTTACTGTTGATTATACTGGTTTTGGTTGGTTACTAATCAAACATGGTGTCTTTGAAAACAAGGAAATGACTTATCCTTGGTTTGCACCTCAGATGCAGGTGTTTGATTCAGGTGAAGTTCAAGACATGTGCGGAGAAGATGTATCATTCTGTTTAGATGCTATCAAGGCAGGATATGAAATCTGGTGTGATCCACAATGCCGTGTAGGTCATGAGAAAACAAGAATTATATAGATACCTGTAAAGAATGATTACGGTATATGGAAAAGTATGATATATACGTTGAGGGAGTAAAGGAATTCTCTTCTATTGGTGAAGAGGAGATGCTTGACATATCACAAGCACTTGCCGATGAGTTTTACCACTCTGGATACCCCCATCCCGACGAAATAGAAATTAGATACCTGGGAACCGACGACCAGGATTCCGACTGAACATCAGGCTACGGAGCATCCAAGAAAGACCTTCTCGACAGAGGAGGTCTTTTTTTGCCTCTAAATAGATAAATATACCGAGATTGTCAACGTTCTAGTGCCTGTTCAACGTTTTTCACAGGGTTTTAAAGATATATCATTGTCTTTCAAACGTCATCCAGTCACAAATGATATACTTGCATTGAAAAATGAGGATGCAATAAAACGTTCTGTTCAGAATCTAGTTAGATTGCAATTAGGTGAGGTATTTTTTGATCCTGATTTAGGAACCAGAATTACTGGTTCTTTATTTGAATTAGCAAATAATGATTTTGTAGATCCTATTAAAACTGAGATAGAAACTACAATAACAAATAATGAAAAAAGAGTTCAATTGACGAGTGTTGATGTTGAATCAGAACCTGATACTTATTCTATGAATATAACAATATCGTATGAGTTGGTTGGTTTATCAGCACCAAGTCAAACCTTGCAATTTGTACTAGAACCAACTAGGCTATAATGGCACTACAACAATTTACAAATTTAAATTTTGAGGATATAAAAGCCTCATTAAAAAATTATCTTAGAGAAAACTCTGATTTTTCTGATATGGATTTTGAGGGATCTAATCTCTCAATTCTAATAAACACACTTGCTTATAATTCTTATATTAGTGCATACAATACCAATATGGTGGTGAATGAGACGTTTATTGATTCTGCCACACTTAGAGAAAATGTAATATCTCTTGCACGTAATATTGGGTATGTTCCACGATCAAAAAGTGCAGCAAAATCTAAAGTAGATTATTTTATAACGGGAATATCAACATCAACATCTACAATAACATTTCAACCAGGTGTGATTGCAAATGGAACGGTATCGAATGCAAATTATATTTTTTCTTTACCAGAAACAGTAACTGGGACTGTTACTAATGGAGTATCAGAAGGCACAATAGAAATTTGTCAAGGTCAATATTTGTCAAGTCGATTTGTAGTTAATAATTCGCAACCAAATCAAAGATTTATTTTACCAAATTCTGATATAGACACTTCTACTATAATTGTAAAGATATTAGAGAGTAATGGTAGTAGTACTAGTACAGAATATAACTTGGTAGAAAATATTATAGGAATTACATCAACATCCAACATATATCTCATACAAGAGACAACAGATGAAAAATATGAGTTATTGTTTGGTGATAATGTGTTTGGTAAGAAATTAGATTCTGGAAATGTAGTAAACGTTTCTTACATAAAAACAAGCGGAAGTAATGGTAATGGTGCTGCAAGATTCAAATTTGCAGGTAGTATTAAGGATGAAAATGGTGCTACTTTAGATGGTTATCGTACTGTTCTAACTGCTCAATATCCATCAGAAAATGGTGATGAGATAGAGACTCTTGATAGTGTAAGGTATTACGCTCCTAGATTATATTCATCTCAGCATAGGGCAGTTACTGCATCCGATTATGAAGCTATTCTTCCTTCAGTATATCCAAATATAGAATCTGTAAGTGCTTATGGTGGTGAGGAATTAACTCCACCTCAGTATGGAAGAGTTTATATATCCGCTAAACCTAAGAATGGTTCTTTCTTATCCGACTTTACAAAGAAAGATATACTATCCTCTCTAAAAAATTATTCAGTTGCAGGAATAGTTCCTGTATTTGTTGACTTGAAATTCTTATATGTTGAGATTGATAGTTATATTTACTACAATGCAAACTTTGTTGGTAATGAGGAACTATTAAAGAGTAATATAATATCAGCACTAACTGCTTTTGCCTCTGGTTCAGAATTAAATAAGTTTGGTGGTAGATTCAAATATAGTAAAGTATTATCAATGATTGATAATGTTGATAATTCTATTACATCTAACATTACTACAATTAGGATAAGAAGAAATCTTATTGCAAAAATCAATCAATTTACCCAATATGAATTATGTTTCTTGAATACTTTCTATTGCACAGAAAGTAATTTCAATATTAAATCTACTGGTTTTACAGTTTCTGGTGTTTCTGGTACATGTTTCTTTGCAGATGAAAAAATTTCTAGTGATAAAGGGAGTTTGTTTATGTTCCAGATTCTAACGGATGATTCAATAAAAGTTTTATCGAATGCATTTGGAACAGTTGATTATAAGAAGGGTGAAATCATTATAGATACTGTGAATATAACATCTACTGCTCTTACAAATAATATCATAGAAGTTGAGGCAACACCAGACTCAAATGATGTTTTAGCAAGAAATGAATTATATCTTCAATTTGATGTGTCCAAGAGTAATTTTTATATGAGAAAAGATTCTATTGCATCTGGTGCAAATACTTCAGGATCAAGATACAATCCACAATCTAGTTACCAAATCGGTAAGAGAACAAGATAAATGTTGCAAACATCCTTTACCAAAGTAAAAATTAATGAAATAGTTCAGGGGCAAATACCTGACTATATTGATGCAGAAAATCCTCTATTTGGAGAATTTTTAAAACAATATTATCTTTCTGAAGAATTTCAGGGAGGTGTATTAGATATAGCAGATAACTTAGTAGAATACAAAAGTCTTGATTTTTTAAATAAAGAAAATCTTACAGGATTTACTTCAATCTCTAGTTATATCAATGCTTTTGACGATACTGTTCATGTAGACTCAACTACAGGATGGCCATCTCAATGGGGATTACTAAAAGTAGATGATGAGATAATAACTTATACTGGACTTACTACTAATACTTTTACTGGATGTGTTCGTGGATTTAGTGGAATTGAAAAAAATAGCAAAACTAATAAACCAGAGTATCTAACATTTACTCAAAGTGGAATTGGAACACATAGAGTAGATGCTAAAGTTGAAAATTTAAGTAATGTTTTTCTAAAGACATTTTTAAAGAAATTGAAAACTCAGGTGTTACCTGGTTTCTCTGAAAGAAATATCAATACGCAAGTAGATCAATCTAATTTTATTAGACAGGCAAAAGATTTTTATAGTTCAAAGGGAACAGAAGAATCATTTAAGATTTTATTTAGTGCATTGTATAATGAAAAGGTTGATATGATTCAACCTTCAAAATATCTAATAAAACCATCTGGTGCGGATTATATTGTAAATGATGTTTTGGTTTGCGAATCTTTAGAAGGTGATCCTGAGAAAATTGAGGGTCAAAGTTTAATACAAGACACACAACCATTACAAACTAGTGGTTCTATTTTTAATGTAGAACGTGCTATCATAGACGGCAAAAAATTCTATAAAATTGGAATTGACCAAAGTAGTATAGTTGGTAAATTTAGACAAATTGGAAAAACATTTATAACAAAAACGTCTGGAATAGGAGCAACTATATTGCATGTTGATTCTACAGTTGGGTTTGGATCAACAGGAACTATAAAATTTGAAGACAGAACATTTGATTATGGTAGTAAAAATATAACACAGTTTGTAGGTGTAGCTACACTTACCTCTCCATGTGGCATAGGATCCACTGTAAGGTCAGGATTGGAGGCGTTTTCATACGAAGATGGTGATCTAAGTAAAATCGTTAGATTGAACGTTCTAGGTGTCATAAGTAAATTTGTAGGTGATGCTACAAATCAACAAAATAATAGTAATATTAATGTAAAAAGTTTAGGTATTGTACAGAAAGATCTGAGATGGTCATCTTGGATTTATAACACTGCAGCAACGCACAATCTAGTAGGATTTAAAGATTTAGGTGGTAATAGTTATAGGTTTGATTTAATCAACGATCATGTATTTTATGTTGGTGATAAGTTAGATGTTGTTGATGAAGAAAATAATATACAAGAAGGAACAGTTTTAAGCACACCAAATTCCAAATCTGTTGTAGCTAGTACTGGTAACTTAGATCCCAATATTGCTTATTACATACGAAGAAGGGTAAAAATATCTTCTGATGGATATACAGCAGATGTTCAGAATAGTTACTCTAGTGGTGAAACAGTATATGTTGCGTCTAATAGTTTACCTCATTGGGATATTGATCCTCAAGATAGAAAAAGAACGTTCAATTCATCTTTGAACTCTGCTGGATCGACAATAGAAATTATTGATCATAACTTCCATGATGGAGAATTGGTTGTATATACATGTCTATCTACAAAACTAACTAACTTAAATAATAATCAACCTTATTATATCAAGAAAATTGATAATAATAGAGTTGCTTTAGCATACTCTCTAGAGAACGTTCGCAACTCAGAGTTAATTACTGCATTTACTGCAGAAGATATAGCAGCTATAACAACTCATTTTCTAACTCCAGACGTTGTTTTCGGTAGTTCTATAGGAGCACAAAAAATATTTAGAAAATTTGATGAACCAGTATTTGCTGAAAATAAGTCAAAAACTATTCAGGGTGGAGTTGGATTATTTGCAAATGGAGTAGAAATATATTCTTATAAGGCAACTGATAAAGTGTTCTATGGTCCTTTAGAGTCTGTAGAGATACTCAATAGTGGATCTGGATATGATATAATATCACCTCCTAGATTATCAGTTACTCAAACTGGACATACTGGGGTTGGTGCATCTGCTATAACTCATGTTGAGGGTGAAATAAAAGAAATTGTAGTTGATACTGAAGGATTAGATTATCTTGATGTTCCAAATGTTAGTATCACTGGTGGTAATGATACTTCTGCAATAGCGAAAGCACAGATGAAGTTGGTTCATCAAGAAGTTGAGTTTGATAG